ATGCTGCAAGCTGGCTCATCTGCTCATTGGAAAGTCCGGCCTGCTTGCCTATGGTGGCAAAGTCTTTGGCCTGCTTTTCATCATAGACCATACCTTCCGGTACAATGGATTTAAAATCAATTTCCTCAGAACCTTCAGCTTTTTTTCCAAGGATCGTTTCACCCTTTTTCTGGGCTCCGTCCTCTTTCGCCTGTGGTTCACTTTTGCCAGCAGCTTCTTCTGCTGGCTTATCATCCTGGCCAGATTCAACAGTTCCTGCTTCTGGCTGCTGTCCTCCCTTTTCGACATCTGCTGCGCCCTCCGGGTTTAAAACATCGTCATTCATTCAGGTAACCTCCTTCATATTTCTTGTGAATATCATCACGAATTGTTTCATGAAGCTCTGCCACTTTGGCCATTTCTTTCTCCATCTGATGGAAAAGCTCCATACCATCCGGCATAGACATTATGTTATTACGGACAATGAGCCCTACACGGCGTTCACCTTCGTTTACTGCCAAATGCTCCTCACTCATGGAAGAAAACAGGTGGCAATTATCCAAAAGCCGCCCCACAAACCATCTACCTTCCGGTGTTGCCATAACATAATTCATGGCATTTTCATCACGGGTTTTCAAATCAAGGCCCTGTGCCCTCGTTACCTCCTGCCATTCCTCATTGGTCATTCCTTAGCCCTCCAAACTGTAACCCAACCATTGTCTCAGAGCTGGGTTTCCATCATTGGCAGCCTCAGTAATATTTCTTGCTGCCTGGGCAGCCGGAGCCGCCATCTGGGACATCTGCTGCGCTACCTCCATCTGCTTTGCTTCCTCTGCCTGTTTCTGTTTCTCCATCTGGATACTTTCATATTCATCCTGGGTCCGTTTGATAGTGGCAGGTGCGCCAACCATATCAAAGTAACGGTCAACAGTTTCAGAGAAATCAATCTTGTCCAGAACTCCCGGATCAAACTGGGCAAGCTGGCCAGCAAAGGCTATTGCTTGCTCAATGTTTACAAGACCGGATATTTTCTGTGCCTGGGCAAGTGGAGAGATATATTCTATCTTGATTTCCTCCTGGCTGAGTGCCAGCTGTAAATCAGGATTTTCCGGCTGTGGGAATTTACCCGCACGGTCCAAAATGTTATAGACACGCTCAATGATCAGGGAAAGAAACTCAAACTGCATACGCTGGACAACAGGACCCAACTGCTGCATCTTTTCCTGTGTTCTTTCCATAACCTCACGGGCTGTCATGTGCTTGTCCTTCAAACCTTCCAGCATCAGGAACATATCAGAGGAATAGGCACGTTTTATACGGTCCTGCAAATCCACAATTTTTTCCTGCAAATGCTGGAGATTAATATTAACACCAAACAGAGGTTTTACTTCATCCCCACGGTCAACTACTGTGTAGGAACCGGGAACAAGGTTGATGCCCTGTTTGCTTGCTGACTGGCTGGCCTGCATTGGTGGCTTGATACCAAGCTCAACGGCCATAATATCATCCTTTTCCAAAAGCTGTAGGCCCTTGCTGTCACCTTCCGCAAACCACCCAGGACCCCTTCCGTATGCCTCGTTACCGATAATCAGATAACGGGCCACGGGGACAGGCCACTCATTAAAGCCGCCCACATAGAGCCATTCCTTTTCCTGCTGTTCTTCCAGCCAGTAAAGGGACAAATACCTCATGTGGAATCTGTCTATCTTGTCCTGGTCAAAATTACGGTTAGGCTCCACAAACCAGTACACCTTATGCTTGGTTTTCATACCGCCCGTTTCCAGTTCATTTCTGATAGTGGCAGGAAGTTCATCCTTGCCAAACTTATCCGCAAGCTGGCGGGCTGTCATTTCAAACTTTCTGCAGAAAGTATCAATGCGCCCATCTGGGCCCGACTCCATATAGTATGTGCCAATAGGGAATGGTACAAAATGTACCCCGGTCTCGGCATCAGAGAAAATGCCAAGGGCTGCATTGCCAAAAGCAAGCTCCAAGTAAACAGAATGTACTGCATTGTAGAAATTTGAACGGTTCAGCACATCAGAGAGAATGGTCATTCGCTGATCAAGAAGCTGGCCTGCTTCTGGGGATTCCTTCAGAATATCCTTGCTGAAGTTCAGACGGAACCATTGACGGTTTGGTGGAGTTAAACCTGACATTATTCCGGCAGCAAATACCTGGTTGGCATCCCACGCCACAGAATGATATATCAAGGTGTCCTTTCTCCGCCCGGAATCCGTGGAATCCGCTGTATCCTCAAAATGGCCAACGTATGGCAGCTGATAATCCCTTATGGCCTTCCAGCGTTTTTCATAGGTCAGTCTGTTTTCTTTCATCTGGTCGATTTTGGCCATGTACCGCTTCTTTTCAAGATTCAGTTTGCTTGCCATATCTCCCAGAGAAACAAGGGACATTTTCTCATTTGCCATTCATAATCACCCCAGAGTGCTCCTGTTGGAGCTGGTCATATCATCACTGCTGCCGGCATTACCCAGCAGAGTACCACGGTCTGTTGACAGAGCGTTCTGTCTGGTACGCTTGCGCTGGTCCTTCTTCAAAACATTATCCGCAGTTGCACTTGCCACGCTGGATACCTGAGTTGGAGTAGGATCTACCTTTACCTGTTCGGGTGCTCCCCCGCTACCACTACTACACATCTAATCACCCCTTAACTGAATAATTCATAATTTGTATTACACTTGGCCCTGCCGCCCCCATAAGCTCCGCTCGGAGCCACGGGATAAGCAAATGTCAGAGCCAAGGAGTCGGCAATATCCGGGGAATACCCCATGCGCTCTTTTATGGATTCCTTGCTTTCCAGCTTCATACGGTTGGCTGCATCAAAACTGTATTCCGGTGTTACCAGCTCAGTTTTCAGTTCCGGCATATCCGGGAGACTGCCGCCCTGCTCCAGCCATTTTCTGACGGAATCCCACATCTCAGCACGTTTATTGACATATCTTTCAGGAACATCCGCCCTTCCGCCAAAGCTGACTTCTGTTACGGAATATCCCAGCTGGCGGCAACGGTCTATTACACCTTCACCACGACCAGCATCTATAAAAACAGCATCTGGCTGCCACCTGTCTATCTCACGAATAACCTGTGAAGCAAATGCCATATTGTCTATATCCTTGAAAATCATCGGCTCATAGCACACAAGGCCCTGTCTTTTTGTAATAGTGCATCGGTCATTACCAAACCTTGCCACATCTACGCCCATTACCTTCGGTGCCCTGGCAATATCAAATGGCTGGTATACTTTACCGACAGACTTGTTTACTAGGTCTATGGTTATGAGGATATTAAAGGCTGAAGCAGTAAAGTCACAGTATAGCTCCTGTCTTACTGCATCCTCGCTCATATCCCGCTTCATGGCTTCCAGTTCATCCGAGCCATAACGGCCACCTTCAGCAAAAAGCCCTGATTCATCAGCACGATAAAGGCAGCTGTACCAGTCCTTTTCCTTCAGAGATTTTTGATACATCTCGTAAAACTGATTCTGTCCTTTTGGTGTACCGATAAATACTACCCAGCCGTTCCGGTCTGCAATAGCCGGTCTTATAACTTCATTCCACAGAGCAGGCTTTATCTGGGCATACTCATCAAGAATAACCCCGTCCCAGTAAGTACCGCGGAGAGAATCAGGATGGTCAGCACCCACAATGTATATCCTTGCCCCGTTGGCTCCCTTGTGCTTACTTGGAAGCTCAACATACAGATCTGATTCGTTGACACGGATACCAGGAATAACATGGGTATAGTATTTCAGATATTCCCACGCTATCTTTTTTGCCTGGTTGCGGAACGGTGCAACATAAGCATAGTTTGGCATTTTCAGATTATTTTTTACTGCCATTTTGATTACATGGTTTACGGTGCCAACAGTCTTTCCAAATCTACGATGCGCAACGATTACAGAAAATCTATGACTTTCCAGGTTTGGATGTATTGTGTATCTCCACAGCTTCTCCGGCTTGTAAGGAATCGTTATTTTCTTCTTCTCCGGCATCTGTATCATCCTCCCAGCCTAACCCGGCTGCCCCCATATCAATGTTTTCATTCTGAACACGTTCCTTGTATTTTTCCGGCTTGGCTCCTTGCAGCAGGAACTTCAGCAGAAAGTCTGAATACATGACTCTCTTTCCTACCTCCACGCCCTGGTGGTAAACCGGTACTTCATAGCCAGTAGCGCGGCGGAAGGCTTCTTCTTCCAGTAAGTCAGCAGCCATTTCCTGGGCCTTGGAAAATGCTGCAGCATACTGATCATCATTATTCAACCAGTCATAGTGGGTCTGACGTGAAATGTCCATCTCATTCGCTGCCTTGGAAATAGTCCCCAAGGTAACAAAAAGATTCAGGAATTTATTCTTCTTTTTGTCTTTCAAAAAAGTGTAAGATTTTTTCGCCATTTTTTATCATCTGCCCACCTGTGTTCTTACAAACAATTTCAAAATCACTTTTGAGAACGCATAAAAACTTATGCGATTATACCTGTAAGATTCCAAACAAATTTTTAGAACAAATTTTTAAAATATATGTTCCACTATCAGCATAATAACATATTTTCAAAAAAGGTCTACATTTTATGAATCCGCCCCGAAATGAAGAATAGCGCAAACCCTTGTAAATAAAGGACTTGCGCTATTTTATTATTTTTTCGATTTCTTCAGAAATTTTTCTGTTATGCTTCTTGGGTTTCTAATCCCGGTGATTTTGGAGATTCTGCCCCAGGTGTATCCACGCTCCCGAAGTGACAGATATACAGACGGATTACCTCGCCTGCCACGCCCACGGGACATCTTCACTCTCATAACGGCTAGTGACTCCTCAACCGTCAGCTCCTCCTCTGCCAGTATAGCAATTAAAAGGGCATACCAATTTTCTTTATACTTGTCTTTTAACTCTGTACTGGCCATGGCTCATTACTCCTTGGCAGATACCCTGCGTACCCAGCCTTTGCCAAGCCAGCGTTTAATAACATTAGGGTCCTGAGTGTTGATGTAGTCGGATCTGAATTCTTCCCCGGCTTTTCTCTTGCCCCTTGAAAATACTTCAAATCTCTTGGTGTAAACCAAAATGGTCTTTGCTGCTTTCTTTTTTGTTTTTGCTGGCATACGGTCACCTCCGCCCCAAATTATGAATTGCCATATTTCTTTTTCAGGTACTCCGTGATGATTTCCTTTACCTCCTGGCTCTTTTTGCCATTGTGTCTTTCAAAATGGCATTCATCACAGAGTACAACACCCTTTTCTATCTCGTCTGATTTGCATACACCGCAGGGCTCATGGTGAAACTTTACATCAGGATGAACCCAGCAGCCGCAAACAACACAACGGTTCCTGTCACGGGCATGGATAGCAGAATTGAGTGCTTTCAGTCTGTACCCGTGCAGTCTGATTCTCTTTGGTTTTTCAATGATCATAGATAGTATCCCCGATTATCATTCTTCTCAAAAACTTTGTAACGAATAACACGCCTGCGCTCACTGTTAGGGTAAAGCCAATATAATAAAATTTCTGCACTATGAATTAAATCAACCAGCCTGTAATATAAATTCTCCTTGGAATCCTCTTTCCGGGTGTAATTTCTGTATGTCAGCCCGGCCTTCGCTTTGCTTTCCACAAAGTTGATAATGCTGATAGGATACAACTCATTCCATCCGGTAATAGGGTTTAAATCATCCTCGTGTACGGCAGGATACCCAAGCGAAACAATGATGGTATTGCACTGTACTTGAACATCAACAAGCTCTATTCCAGCTTTTTCTCTCATGAAGTCGGATATTTCGCCTTTTATTTTCAGCAAGGGAATTACTTCTCTCATGGACTCATCAAATTCCTGATTCAGATGTGGCCAGTTTTCTTCCAGACTGTTTAGCCAAAATTTTGTTGCCTGCAGATAATTTACTCTTTTTTCTTCGCTCAACTTCTTCATCATCCTTTTCCAAAAAAACCTTCGTG